CGACAGACAACGTCGCTAGAAGCCTAAAGGCTACTTAGGGACCAAGTCTTCCGACCACCAATAAAGGTGATCGGGTGTCGCCGCCACTGGCACCTGCCAGTGAACCCATTTCCGTACGTATCTATGACGTAAAATGGGCACCCTGCTGCGCTCAGTTCCCGCTTCATAATTAAGGAGCTCCCCAACCTCAACGGCCTTACGGCCGAGGAGGAAAGGGAGATTTCCTTGAATAGTGAAGAGGGATTCACGCGGGCCACGCCTCACGAACTTGTCAAGGTAAGTGAGGAATAAGGACCGCGAGTCGGCCAAAATACGGGTCTTTCCTTCGGGCTTATATGCCTTAAAGTACTGGATCCAATGTTTTGTCCGAATGAGCCCTAGGCGGTATGCCATGGGTACAGAAATCCATATCCCTGACATACTATCCTCATTGAACGGAACTAATGGAAGCTTCAGCTCTTCCTTGAGTTGAAGTATATACTTCCAAAGTTCTCCTCGAGGCACGGAGATGCCAACTAACCCGTTTATATTGTGACACCATGTGGCCTTACGGTCATCAATGGTTCTCCAATAGAACGGTGTTATGTCAACACCTTCATACCAGTTAGTCCCGCAGGATTCCTTAAAAGGACCTGAGAGATAACTTTTATCGAGGTTCACTGAGAAGCCTAAGAACTTGAGAAGCTTAATCAGTTCATTGGCCAATTCCTTTTCGATGATGATATCATCACCGTAAACGGAGAAGGCCTTTGAACCGACGGCTTTACAAGCAGCAGCGAACACAAGAGTTTCCAAAGCAAACGTAGCGCCGTTCCCCATAGAGGAGAACTTCGCATATCTGCTAACGGACCCACTTAACTTACCTAGAGGACTTCTGATATCGTCTAAGTACTTAAACCATTGATCTGGTAATAACCAGGCAACGGTATTGTACGATAACGTGTCTGAGGCCATAGATAAGTCAATGGTTGCGAGGGAATCATCCAAAGATGATCTCCTGGCAAGCTCTTGGTTCAAAGACTGGTCGCTCAGATCGATATTCCACTTACGCAACTTGCGTTTGCAGTAACTATCAAAAGCAAGTTGGAGAGGTATATTACCTCCCGGCTCGCAAGCGATAGTACGATCTGTCTTCCAGTTTTTAGGGACTGTTTCTACACGGTTCCAATCGTGAACATCTCCCCTTAAGAAATCACCATAGCCAAAGAATTTGGCTATTGCGGTGACATAAGGGAGTGCCCTAGTACTACAACCTAGATTCTTATGAATCTTAAGTGTAGGTAGGGATTCACGACGAGAACCTTTCGAAGTGGCGCCTGATGTGAAACGTATTAAATGAGGAAGTTCCTCAAGAAATACCTCATAGCTTCCAAGCAAGTCTCGTATATACGCCTCCATCCTTGACATCTGCGAACTGAGATCGGGGTCTAAACGACCGCGCTCAGTATAGTAGTAGTCAAGTCTTTTATTCGCTATACGGCAGATGCGTTCGCCACGTTCAAACGTGGCTAATGCAGCTTCCTTAGCGACTATGGAGTCCGTAAATACGTCATTCTTCTTAAAGAATGATTCGATTTGCATTAGGACGCGTAAGAGATCTCGGTTTAATGAATATGCTTTACCGAGAAGGGACACACAGGCTGCAAGGTTTTCGAGGTTGCGTGCTCGGATCCATCCAAGGATCTTTGCACCCAACTCTTGACCAAGCAGGCCCAAGTTATCGCTAACATAGTGTCGACACACGTCGTACACCACATCACGAGAGTCTTTCATAAGATCTCTCCTCATTGTTACAAACTCTAATGATAAAGAGGTATTACCCCATTATCCATGAGTTTATATGACGTATAGTGATCAATCACGAGTACAAGTATTATGATGACCGTAGTCATCACTAACTTTATCCCGTGACGTGTAAGGAAACATGACGTTTTCTCACACATCCACCTTTGGCGTTTGCGCCGAGCCAATAACATGGCTCACGCTCACGACAAGTAGGAGGATTGATTCACTGTGCTGGTAAACTCGTCTCCCGCGATAATATCACGGAAAGTAGCGAGTGCAGCCGTCACATCGGCCGCTATCCCAGTTTTGGGACGGCGTACGGTAACAGTGAACGCGATTTTGTTAGGCAGGTAATCACCGGCAGAATCTTCGGTCCCGTTAATAACGGAGATCGTGTCTTCTACCATTTCCTGACTAACGCTTGGGACACGCCGCTTCTGTAGGACAAGTTTCGGCTTAAGAACCGAATGCCCAGTATAGAAGTACGTACGGGAGTTCTCCTTATCGGAAAACTCAGTGAGTGCAGTCGTCATGGCTGCCATAATTAACTCCTTAGTTTTAGTTAACCGGGTGAAATGAGATCACCTCATTAAACCCCTAATGATAGCTACAAGATCTGCGATCTTGAAGAGATCAAGGTTAACAGAGATTGACGGGGTTGATGGAACTGACGTAGGACGTCTGAGAGTGAAGGTTCTTGTACAAAAACTAGACTGACCGGCTGTACCTGAAAAGGTATCATTCCAATCAGTGTTGTCGAGTACAAGAGTGCGTTCGGCCTTAACAAAATAGCCTCCCGCAGCTTCATAATCAGAAGACAGCGCAATGAAAGACATTGCTTCCAGAGCCTGACCAACATTGATTATCCAGTCCACTACAAAACTGAGAGTTAACAACTCCCAGGCTGTAGTTATAGGATTGAATGACCAACGAGGTGGACTAATATCAGCTGTTACAGCACCCCTAACACCAATTTCCCAATTGGTGGTTTGAGTGAAGTAATGAGTTGACGAAGTCCAATTGGTCTGATACTGAACCACATCTGTGGAACGGTATGTACGACCAACTCGCTCGGAGTAACGTTTCCTCTTCTCATCGAAGTTCTGAAGTGCGTCATGGATATCTTGAATATCATATATCAAGGTTCTCCAGCCGTAACGGCCCTCCAGCCAGATCTGATCGATCCGGCCACGAGTGAGACACGAGATTAGTCTGGGTAAGAAACCCCGGACCATATCTCTCACTTTATGAAGTTCCGCTAGGAACGTGAGCGTATCGTGCCCTCGCGAATAAATATTCGCAGCGGCAGCTTGGACCATTTGATCATAATCATATGGATCAAGCTTATCGATAAGCTCTTGTTCATTATCTAGCGTCCAGTTAGAGTTAATGTACACACGCTCCGATGGTACTGTATACCACACACTACCTGAATCACTATAGGTAGTTGCGGTTGCAGTACTCGTCCCGTAGTACGTACCCTGACGGAAATGAGTGAACGGGAGTAAAACTCCCCGTTTCTTGAGGCTATGATAACCTTCGATGTCTTGACCCTGCATATAGCCATTATTAATGGTTTTACGCCGGGAATAGCTCGAGCCTTCTTCTGGTTCTCCGTAATACGGATGATACCAGTTGACACCCTCACTATTGACATCGTCATCATAGTTCTTATAACGCGGTCTAAGCCTCATGGCTTTCTCCTATGCCCGACACTCCGCGTAGTGCCGAGTGTTCCGGGGCCGATATGGAGCCCACCGATGGACAGGTGGACCTCTC